TACCTACTCAAGATGGAAGTGCAGATACTTTTTTAAAAACTAACGGCTCGGGTGTTTTAAGTTTTGCTGCTGCTGGCGGTGGTAAATTATTACAGGTTGGGTACGTTAGAAATACCACTGCATATGCAACAACAAGTGAATTTCCACAAGATTGTTTTTCCTTTAACTTTACTCCTACAAGTGCAAGCAGTACGACTTATATAATTGCAAGTATGAATCTATTTTGTAATGTTATGTCGGGTGGTAATACTAATATATATGCAAAAGCTGCCATAACAAAAAATGATAATACCGTTTTAGGTTTGCAATGGATTCATCAACAACATGATTATCCTGATAGAAATGCAGGTACTCATAATCCAACTTTGGCTCAAACTGTTGTAATGATTGGTTCAGATTCACCAAGTAGTACAAGTCAACAAACTTATAAAATAAGATTTGGTAGAGGTTCCGTAACGCATAGAGTTGCGACTGCTGATGAATCAGGAGCAAATGATTTTATTCAAATATTTGAGGTAGGTTCATAATGACTTTTCAATATAAAGAATATCATGCAGTAGATAGTCTTACAGGTGGGAAAGAATACACTTGTGCAGATGGTGTTTATACCTTTAAAGATGGCTCAACACCTCCCACTAAAGAACAAATTGCTGCTGAATTAAAACGGCTGCAAGACATTGCTGATGGAGAAAAATGGAAAGATGACAGAATGGCAGCTTATCCAAATTGGAGAGATTTGGCTGATGCAATGTACTGGAACTCAAAGGGAGATGCCAGTAAACTTACCGCCTATTACGCAGCTTGTGAAAAAGTAAAGAGTGACAATCCCAAACCAACCTAGTGGTTTACCTTATATAAGTCTGCCTTCTGCACAACCTATAGAAACACCTACATTACTTATACCAACCGCTGAGATACCATCATATAAACCTATGGTGGTACCTCCAAGCGATTTGGAAAGACCAGAGGGTGTTAAGGCAGAACAGAAAGCAGAGCAACCAGAACCACCAAGTTTACAAATACCTGTCATAGATATAAAAATGCCATTACCCACAGCAGAGGTAGTGGCAACAGCAACTTATGCGGCTGTAGCTGCAGTAGCAACAACCACGTTAGCTACACCTTTTTTTGACCAAATAAAAAAGAAACTACAGAAATTCATTCAAGGTAAGATTGATAAATGGAAGGAGAAAAGAAAAAAGGAGTCCTCGGAAAGCTTAAAGATGCAGTAGAGGATAAAGAACACCAAATAGAAGTTCTTGGTACATTTGTCAGACTTGGCGTAGTAGTTTGGTCTGGTTTTATTATAACCATGAACTACGTAGAAATACCTATGATTAAGAAAGCTGGGAACTCAGATATAACTTTCGTTGCCAGTGTTTTTACTGGAGCTCTAGCAACATTCGGGCTCACTACAGGTAATAAGAATAATGGTAAGGATACCCCAGTAAATTGTCCCATGGTAAAGAAAAAAGAAGAATGAAAAAATGGTTAATACTCTTAGCTCTGTTGTCACCCACGGTAGCAAGAGCAAACACAGTTACGCCTCAGTTCACCCAAGGCTCGATGAACTCGACAACCACTACAACTCAAACAGTAGTAGAAACGTTGCAAACACAGGTGTTCGGTGGTGCTCTGCAAAGTTGGACAGGCTCCAACGTTACTGCAACATCGGCAACGTCTGGAGGAATATCTGCATCAGATACAGTCTTCGATATCCACACAGCTGGCAACGCATTTCAACTAGAAACAGTAACCAGAGCTGCAGGGGTAATCGAGCAGATCGACGTCACCCGAAATATTACAACAAACGCTACTACCACATCGCTCTCTGTCTTCTCACAATAGGAAGCCCGGTGTTGGCTAATGAGCCAGAGGTAAATAACACCTCTAATCCAGTTGCGGCTGCGACGGGAAATGTCACCAATCAAGCGGTGCAATTTCAGAACAATGGAGCACAAAGTAGACAATACTTTGGACCCAATATAAGTTGCAATGGCAGCACGATGACGTTCTCACCTTTTTATATGGGTAATCATACTGAACCTAGATCATTCAATGAGGATACTGGTTCTTTAAGACAAGACTCTTATACCAAAGGAGAGAACTGGGGGCTACAGCTAAACTTTATGATGCCCCTTGATAGAGAGTCCTTGAGGCAATGCAAACGTATTGCTAAAAGACAGGAGGAGAAGATGAGGCTAGACTACGAACTTACACGTGCAATTAAGTGTGCAGAGATTATGCAGAAAGGTTTTACCCTGCATCCTAAATCTAAGATATATGTAATGTGTCACGATGTTGTTCCGATTGCAGCTTTAAAGCCTCCTAAAAAACCTAAAAAACGATTTGGATTATTTTAATGAGTACACTAACAGACCAAAGAGCAGCCAGAGAAGCTGCTGCAAAAGCAAAATCATCAAAGAAAACCACTAAGAAAACTACAAAATGATCGTACTAAAACCAATTCTACTTAAATTCCTTGCTTCAGACGGAGTGAAAAACTTAGTTGTAAGTCTGTTAGAAGCATACGCTAGTAAAACAGATAATACTGTAGATGACAACCTAGTTAAGCTAGTTAGAAAAAACTTACTAGGAGAATAAATGTCTAACGTCAGGAAACTGCCCAGAAAGGCCACCGAAGATAGTTTTAACGAACTACATTACCTTGTAACCGAGGATTTTTTACGTAGAGTTAAGAGTGGAGAAGCAAGTACACAGGATTTAAAAGCAGCTTGTGACTGGTTAAAGACTAATGACATCACCGGTGTCGCCTATGAAGGCAGTCCTCTTGACAAGTTAAATAAGTTACTGCCTACTGTAGATCCATCTTTGGTACAAAGGAGGTTACATGGCAAGCAAAACGTCTAAATTTTACAAATCTAACCCAGAAGCTGCGTCTAAACGTCGCAAACAGCAAAGTAAATACAATAAAACACCCAAGGGTCTAGCTATACGGAGCAATGCAAACAAACTTAATAGAAAACTTGGTACTTATGGCAACCGTGACGGACTCGATGCCGCACATTATAAGGGTAGCAAGACTAAGGGAAGAACACAAAAACCCTCTATTAACAGAAAAAGCCGTAAGAAATGACCCCATTACTACCAACACCTGATTACTATTTACACTATCTAATAACCATGACAAGCTCTGAATCAAAGAGACTTTGGCGACGTGCTGTAAAAGAGCACTTCGATTGCACATGTGTTTATTGTGGAGAAACTTATGAATTACAAAACCTTACTATCGACCACGTTCACCCTAAATGTAAAGGAGGAGAGGATATTACGACAAATGTTGTGTCCTCATGTAGAAGATGTAATCAGGAAAAAGGTAGTCAACACTGGCTCTATTGGATGAGAGCTACGTTTGGTATTACAGACAGAGAGCAAACTATTATGGCACATATAAGATGACAGATTCAGCAAATAGGCCACCGAACGAAGAAGAAGAAGATAAGGAGAAAGGTGTATTTGATGCCCGTAGTAAGTTTAGAACTACAGCTGGCTTAGTTTTTGAAGTAGGAGCTGAAGCTGCATTAGATTTTGGCTCTGCAATCCCCGGATCTCAACAAGCTGGGTCAGCAATTATAAATTACTTAGCACAACGAATACGAGGTGGTGAGTTTAATAAAGGCGAGTTCTTAGCTGCAATAGCTACAAGTCAAATACCGGGTTTAAACGCTGCCAGAGCTTTAACCAGAGGCGGTAGGTTTAGTAGAGCTGTAGCAAAAGGTGGGGTAACTGGCGGTATTACTTCTGCTAGTACGGCTGGTATAGACGAAGGCAGACGGGTTACAGCTGGTGAGCTTGGTACTAGTATAGTGGCAGGAGCAACTCTTGGAGGAACTTTTGACCTAGCTCCGTCAGCATTTAAAGGTAACCTTGGTAAGACTGCTTCTGAAATTAGTGAAGATACAAAATTTACTCTTCAACAACTAAAAAGAAGATTAGAAGGAGGAGACTTAATCTTTAACCCAGAAATATATTATACTGGCAGCCTTGCTGATAGTGGAACAGTTGGAGCTGCAAGAGTCGGCGGTATAGGCGGTACAGACGGCAGCCAACGCATAGGAAAAATTACTGCAAGAAATCTTCCTAAATTGGAAGACTTTTTATTAGGTAAAAAAACATCCCTTGATAGAACTACAGCCGGTCTGGTACAAGATCCAAACTTTAAGTTAACTGATTTTTTAAGGGGTATAGAAGAAGAATTATCACAAATAAGAGCTAAATATCCTAGAATAGATGTTGATACTAACTTACAAAGATTTAAGTGGCAGTGGCACCATATAAATCCAGAAAAAATGCCAGTTGATTTTTATGTAGGTCTAGACAATGTAAATGATAGAAATGTAATTACTGATACTTTACTCAGGGAAACAGGAGTATCTGCCGGCATGAACCCTACAAATAGAATTGGATTGCCGACAGAAGTTCACGACGAAATAACGGACTGGTTAGATACTGAAATAGGTAGACGAAGCCAAGTTATTAGACAAAAAATATCTGATGAATTAGGGTTTAACTTAACGCTAACAGGAAAGGGTAGTAGAGCAGCTAATTTACAATTTAATCAATTATTTGCTAGTGTACCTCTTGAACAAAGACTGACTTACATACGTGAATATGGTCAAAAAATTGCTGAGTCTACACAAATTCTTGATAATTTAATGCAACAGTTTGATATATTTTATGAAATACCTAGTGGTTTTAGACTAGATATTGATGTAAATACTATGGAACGTATGTTAGCAAGATTAAATGAAGGAGCACCTACTATAAAAACTCTTAGAGAAATTATAGCAGACGTTACAGAGGGTTTAAGAATACCAGCTACAGATGCTATTGGTAGGCAAGCGGTTGCAATACCTAGAGACACTAAGCTTATTAGAGCTATTGATATTGAAGGTCAACTAAGAGACGCTGCTGCTGGTCAAAGTACGTTGAATCAAAGGCAGATAAACTCATTAGCTAAAGAATTAGAAGAAATAAATCAAATGAATTTAGATATAAAAGGAGCATCATTGTCAGCATATTTACGAAATTATTATAAAAAACGATTTGGTGGTAGACGTTAAAGCAAAAAATGGAAAATTCCCTAGTTTTACTACAACAAGACTTCAAGCTGTTTCTACAAGCACTGTGGCAGCAGCTTGATCTACCCTGTCCTACAAGAGCTCAGTACGCTATTGCAGACTATTTA